TTTTTTTGCTCTTGTATAGCTTGTTGTTTTTCATTATCATTTATTTTTTTTTGCTCTTGTATAGCTTGTTGTTTTTCAATAGCACTTAATGATTTTTGTTCATTAATAGCATTTGTTTTTACGATATTATCATCTGATAATTGTTTAGCAACCGCACTTGCTTTTTCAATGTCACTTATTTTTTTTTGTGTTTCTACCGCTGTTTTTTTTTCCAAATCAAATGCAGCTTTTTTATTCGCATCATCTTGTTGAGCCTTTTTTTGTTGTTCATTAGTTAATCCTTCTTTAAATTTACTAAAATAAATTAATAATAATAAAATAAATAATGCTATGAAAATATAAACATAATCTTTCATTATACTTTATTATTATTTTTTTAATAAACCAATTATTGTATTTTGAGTTTCCAAAATTTTAATTAATATATCATTTTGGTTTTTAATTATTTTTCCCCAATCTACTTGTACATTTGGTTTAAAAATATCTTTTCTTGAATCTTGTGTTTGTTCTAATAATTTATCTAAATTTTTTATAGGTTCATCTTTTACATCACTAAAATTTATTTTTGGAGGGTTTGGTTTATTTAATAATTCATCATAACTTTTTTGGGTTTCTTCAAAAGAATTCGTTTTATTTATTTCTTCTTTTAATTTTTGAATAATTTTAATATTAATAACATCTAATTTATCAGTTGTATTTAATTTTAAAAAATCAGCAATTACGTTTTCAAATATTCCTTGAACACTTGAAGCTTTTTCTTTATGAATATTATTAAAAATACCTTCAGTTATACATTTTTCCCATAAATATGCTTTATTTTCATTACTATTCATTAAATAATTATAATAGTTTATTAAAATATATTGAACGATATTTTTCAACATCACTATCTTTTATTCTACCTTTCAAGAAATAATTAGGACTTTTATCTCCTTTCAATAATGAAATAATAAAAAATAAACAATACATACCACATTCCGATGTACCATATTGGTGACGAATTTTCATATTATTAATTATTTTCATATTTAATCCAAGTTCTTTACATTGTGTGTTGATTCTCTCGATAAATACTTTTACTTCTTTGGGTACAATTGTGCCAGTAGATTCAAAGAAAAATATGAATTTCTTTTTTAAATCTATAAATATAGAAACCCAGTGAGTGCCTCCACCAGTATGCTTGTCTAAATTTAATACAATCCCTATTTTATCTTTACCTTTATTCATTTCATTTTTAATTGAAAGATTACACAAGTCGGGCCATACACACACCCCATTTATTTTAGTATCAAAATCAATAGAAGAAGGTCCTAAATATAAAAAGTTCTTGTACTTGTCTGTGTATTGTTCCATCACTTCATTGAATTCTAAACTACTTAACCAATTATTGTTTTCTTTCCAGCTTTGTAAAGGAGCAGTCGGTACAAACATTGTTTTTTTAATATTTTTTATTTTAGTATTGTCATTTAATGTTTTATCCAACCAACATAATTCATTTTTACATTCAGCAATTTTATTTTTTAATTCTTTCCAAATTTGTTTTGGATTTGTAGAAACTATTTTATCATTATGTTTTTGATTCCAATTGTTTTTTAATAATTGTATAGTTTCATCATTATAACACGATTTATTTTTACGCGTTGATTTGGGATGACAATTCAAAACTTTAAATGTTTTTTTCATATAATATAATTATATTTTTTTCATTATTTCTATTACACTCTTTTGTTTTGGAGTTAATAAAATTTGTTTATCTATCGGGTTTATTTCAGATGTAACATAAGATGATATAGCAGGAGAGTGTAAAATAGTAAATGTATCTATTATTTCTTTTGAAAACGCAAAAAATGGGTCTTTGAACAAATCATAATATTCGTAAGATAAATGGGAATCTTTCTCTAGCATTTTATCTACTATTTTTATGATTTCTTCCTTGTATTTTAAAATGTTCTCTCTTTTGATTTCTTCTTTATTTCTTTTAGAAATCATATTATAATACATAATTTATATATTAATACATATTATTAACTTTTAACTGTTACGTAAATTATATCGTGTAAAATTATTAAAAAAGGCTGGAGCAAAATCTTTTTCAGGTAATTTTGTTTTACAATCAGTTACAGTAACAGGCTTATGATACATCTGATGATTTTCGTATAAAGAGCTGTTTAATTCAGGAACATATACCGATTGACTTGATTTTTGAAGAGCCATAAATTGGTTTCTTAATACGGATTCTGTATCAATATTATTGATAAAATAATCAATGGGTGCTTTATTTCCTGGATTAAATGTTTCGTGAGGGCTGTAATTCTTATATTGTAATTCTTTTGTTTTATGAATAGGCTGCTCATTGACTGTTTGAAAAAAGGTGTATTTTGTGGATACAGGTCTTGTTTCAAATAATGGTTTTAATGTATTTGATGGATATAATCTAGAATATATTCGTTTATTTAATTCATCATCATACTCTATGTTACAAATATTCATTATAATAGAATAATATAATAATTTAAAAACATTATATATTATTATTTAATGTGTGGTATTTTTGTATTGATTGGCCACAATAATAACCCATATGTAGAGTTTATGAAAGGGTCTAAAAGAGGACCAGAAAGTTCTAAAATGATTTGCGTGAATGGTACATATTTTGGGTTTCATCGTCTAGCGATTAATGGAATCAACGAACTATCGAATCAACCTATGGAACATAATAATTGTGTATTGGTTTGTAATGGAGAGATTTTTAATTACAAAGAGCTTATTACACAATTCAAACTTGATGTAAAAACCGATAGCGATTGTGAAGTAATCATTTTGTTGTATGAAAAGATTGGAAAAGAATGTATTCATTATTTGGATGGTGAATTCTCTTTTGTATTGTATGATGGAAATGATAATACTTTTTTTGTAGGGAGAGACCCATTTGGTGTTCGGCCATTATATATAAGTAATGATGATTCTAAATATTGCTTTTGTTCAGATATTGAACCGATGAAGAATCTGGGTTTTTCAAAAATTAATAATTTTACACCTGGTAATACTGCTCATATTGATTCAAAATTACAAATTGATTATTATAATTATCATACTATAAAACAAATTGTTCAAAGTGATTACAACGCAGAATTTTATAATCTTTTGTGTAAAGCAGTACATAAACGGGTTGTTACGTGTGAACGTCCTGTGGCGTGTTTGTTATCAGGTGGATTGGATAGCAGTCTAGTTGCTGCGTTATCTGCTCGTATGTGTAGAGAAAAAGGGACTGTACTCGAAACATATAGTATTGGGTTACAAAATTCAGAAGATTTGAAATATGCCGCAAAAGTTGCAGCCCATATTCACAGTAAGCATACAGAAATTATTTGTACGGAAGATGATTTTTATAATTCCATACCCAATGTAATTAAAGACCTTGAAACATATGATACGACAACTGTGAGGGCAAGTGTAGGAAATTGGAATGTAGGCAAGTATATTAAAGAACACAGCGAAGCTAAAGTTATTTTAAATGGTGATGGAGCAGATGAATTAATGGGAGGGTATATGTATTTTCACGCGTGTCCTTCATCGGACGAGTTTGATGAAGAGTGTAAGCGTTTACTAAAAAACATTCATTATTTTGATGTACTGCGCAGTGACAAATCTATTTCTAGTCACGGTTTGGAGCCACGTACACCTTATTTAGATAAAGACTTGGTAGAGTATTATTTAAATATTCCTATTGAAATACGTAACCACGCAGGATTAAAACGACAAGAAAAGTATTTTATTCGTAATGTAATAAATGAAAAAGACCCAGATTTATTACCAACAGAAGTATTGTACAGAAAGAAAGAGGCTTTTAGTGATGGTGTAAGCGGATTAGAAAAGTCTTGGTATGAAATTATTCAAGATAGAGTAAAAGATGAACCTATCGTGAATATGGTAGATTGTTCAGAAATGTTTAACCCTCCAAAAACAACAGAGCAAACATATTATCGTGCTATATTTGAATCATATTATCCATCGTGTTCATATTTAATTCCATATTTTTGGATGCCTAAATTTGTGAATGCTACCGATGCGAGTGCTCGTACTCTTTCATTTTATAGTTTGAACGTGGTCTAGAATTTTAATTAATATAGCTTCTTGAGATGTATTTTTTTGAAATATAATAGTTTCATTCATTTTCAAACTAAATAATTTATTATAACCATTTTTACATAATATAATGATTTCACCTTTTTTATTTGTAATATTAATTATAAAACCTCCATTTAATAATTTTAATGAATCGTGTTTTTTTAAATTAAACCAGCGAATATAACTACCATATTTCAATTCATCAATCTCATCAATGTATCTATAATTAGTCAATAACTTATGATAATGTTTTAATTCATCTCTGTCAAACAACATTTTTTGTAAAACATTATTTTTTATAGTTTTGATTTCACTAGAAGTCGCCAATTTTTTATCATCAATTTCATCTAAAATTTTATTTATTTCCTCCTCCATCTTTATTATTATTATTTTTATTTTTAATTCCTAATAATGATATAGAATATTTAATAAATAAAAATGTAACCACAATCATAATAATCATTGCTAACATTTGACTTATAAATGAAGTTATATTTAGCCCACTTTTCCCTTTTCCTGGTAATAATTTTATTAAAAAATTAAAATTTAAATAAGATAAAAATATAATCATTAATGGAACAAATAAATCTTTTATTAATGACTGTATGGTATCTTTAATCGCAAACCCAATACAAACGCCTGCTGTAAAACCTATAACATTATTATCTAATATAAAACTTTTTAATTGGTCATTAAACGAATTCATATAATATTATGTATATATTTTATATATATATATATATATACATTACACTTACACTTACACTTAAAATCTGATTAAATATTGTTAAAAGTATTTAAAGGTTATACACTTTGTTATATAATGAACAGGTTTGCCAGAGGAGAATTAGATAAATTCATTTATGATAATTGTATTAATAATGTGTTAGAAGATGGTGTAGCAATTGAAATTGGAGGACACGATGGTGGTTGGTTATCTATTAGTAGATTTTTTGAAAGAGAATTAAAGTTTAAAACAATATTAGTTGAACCTATAAAGAGACTTTTTGAACAATCAAAAATAAACAGACCTAACTCGGTACATTTAAATTATGCTGTTTCAAAGAAACGTGGTTTTACAAATATAGTGAAACCAAGTAATGACAACATACAAGAAATATCATCATTAGAAGATGGGTTAAATGTTAATTGGAAACAAGCTTGGGGGTTAACAAAAATAGAACAGGTTACATCTCTTCATATGCAGGATATTATAGATGAAACCCAATTATCATATGTAGATTTGTTTGTAATTGATGTAGAAGGTCATGAATTAGATGTATTAGAAACAACAGATTTTAATAAAGTTGAAGTTGGAATTATAACTATTGAAATGTTATCAACATTACCAACTTATCCATATTTTAAAGAGAAAGACGACCAATGTAGGGCTTATTTAAAATCAAAAGGATTTATACACGCTCATTCAACAACTGGAGATGAAATTTGGGTAAATCCAAATTATTCAAGGAAAAATAAATTATTTACACCCAAATAAAGTTTATATCACGTAATATTTTAAATTAAATATAATTTTTATAATATTTAATTTAAAAACTTATAATCACTATTTAAAAACTAGAAAATCCACACAACTCATTCGATGCTAACGGCTCACTAATTCCATATTGTTGTGTTTGTATTTGAGGTTGTCCGCGGTCACTTTTTCGTACAGGAGGTTCATAAATTCCAGTCGAACTTGGATTTGACATTTGAGGAGGAATCATTTGTTGACCTGATACTTGCATTCCTGTATTTTTGCTAACTTCATTTTGGGAATCTTCTAATTCTTTTAAATCAGCCCCATCAAAATTCTCTTTAGAAATGCCTACCATAACAAATATTCTTTGTATTAGTATAGATGACTTCTCTCCTATGGTTTTATCTAAAGTAAATAATGTGAAGATAAGGGGTAAAGCAATAACAAAAAAGTTTATCGACGGATAAGGCTGTTTACTATATGTAGGAATGAACAAAATGAGCTTATGGATAAAAAAGAATAAACCAAATAACAATACTAATTGTATTACAACTTCGACTGTTATTTCAACAGTACCTTTTTTATAATCAACATCAGGAATATAAGTAGACATTAACTTAACTACTAATAAAATAGGGATTATTGCTAATAATACATACTGAAATAAATTAACTAGTTCTATCTTCTCTCCTTCATTTAACGAAAACATATAAGTTATAAAAGAGCTTCCGTTTCCGCCGACTAAAATTTGTTCATCGTCCATTAATATAAAATAAGAAATAAAATAAATGCGTAATTAATATAAAATGATATTGATTATAAATTATATATGAGTGGTTCAGCAGCTTTAGCATCGGCCAGAAAGAGACGTTCGGCACCAACTGGCCTTCAAAATGAAATAACTGAAACTCCTAAACCTCAGACTCAGACTCAGAGTGTTCAACAACAACCAACCACTCCGGCAGCTTTATTATTAAAACATAATCAAATGATAAATACATTACAGAATGATGTAGACAGTTTAAAGACAAATTTTTCTTCTATGAAAGTAGCCCCTCCGGTTGAGAATAAAGTCGACCGTGAATCTATTGAATTCTTTAAAACTCAATACACAACCTTATTAGATGAAATGAAAGAGCTTAAAAGAACTTTATTGAAAGTACAGAGCTTTTCTATGGAAACTAATTTAGAAGTTATGAAATTAAAAAGAGTTAGCAAATTAGAAGAAGAAACCGAGTTGCCAAATAAAATTGAATGATATAAAAACAAATTATATAATAATAAAAAATGAAGTTCCAAATCAAAGACATTTCAAAAGCTCACGAATTTATTGAAATTATTAAATGTATCAAAAATATAAGTACAGACATCACTTGTCAGTGTGTTAAAGAGCATATTTATATTCAAGTAATGGATAGTTCTCACGTATGTTTACTTGATATATATATTCCTAAAAACTGGTTTTATTTGTATGAAACATTAAACATTACATTTAGTATGAAAACAGCTATTTTAGCAAAGATAGTTAATATGTATACAGTCGATAGCATCATTGAATGTTTTATTGATGAGGGTGACGCTGATAAAATACATATTAAATTAATTCACGATAAACAACAAAAAATATTTGAAGTACCCTTAATGGACATAGAAAAAGATGTATTGGCTCCAAAAACAATTGATACCAATCTCGATTTTATTATTAAAACTAAATTACTAGAAAAATATATTTCAGAATTGTCACAGTTTGGAGAAGTATTATCTATTGAATGTAAAGATGATAAAATATATCTTGGTACTAAAAGTATTGAAGAAGGGTCTATTAATATTGAAATCAAAAATGAATGTCTTGAAGAATTTAATGTTATAGAAGATTATACCTTTAAAGGATTATATTTTATTAAATATTTACAATACATTACAAAATTGTTTTCCATATATGGAAATATACACTTGTATCTAGATGAATCCAATCCACTTATGATTACATTTGAAAAATCAAATGAAGATAAATCCAATATAACTATTCAATATTTTATAGCTCCAAATTGTTCAGATGAATAATTGAATAAGTAAAAAGATAGTAAATATAATAATTATTATAATTAATGAGCATCATAATAATTATAATAATTATAATGGTATATATACATATTTTTCTTCATTTTAAAATAAACCCTTATAATGAGTTGTCTAATTTAAAAGATGTATGTAAACAAGAGATATCAAATACAACTTATTTTAAATTACCTTTTATTTTTGATGGAACAAGTTTTTTACAAAAAGTGAATTTGAATAATTGTATTAAACAAGACCTGTTTTATAAAAAAACTTACGAATCAATGCCAATAATAGAACCTTATGTTAAATTTTTTCCAAAAAATACAATTTATGAATTAAAAAAAAATAAAAATATTGAGGTCCATCGTAATATGGAATGCAGAAATTTTTATATTGTACACAGTGGTAAAGTTAAAATCACTTGTATACATCCAAAATATAGAGAGCACTTTACGACTCTTACTACAAATACAACCGAATTTATAGAAAAACACGACAATATGATACATTTAGAATTAGTTGAAAATCAAATATTATTTCTTCCAAATTATTGGTATGTTTATATAAAGTCTCTTAAAAAGGATACTATAATTGAAAAAGTACAGTATTCAACTATTATGAATCAATTTAATATATTATGGAATAAATATATGAACACTATATAATGGATTGTAGAGAGAATAAAAGATTGAATCCTAAAACGTGTATATTTGTGAAACGTTGTAAAACAAACTATAAAAGAAATAAATATTTTAGATGTGTCAAAACAAGAAAACAAAAAAGTAAAAGTAAAAGTAAGAGTAAAAGTAAAAGTAAAAGAAATATATAATAACAATATAAATAATACTTTACTAGTTAATTAATGTACTTGATTGATGTGTATGAAAATGAAAAAAAAATAAATTATTATCCATATATTTACAAATACGGGTGTTATTTTATAATATTTGGTTTTGCTTTAGGTTTCTGGTCATTAATTATATATTCCACTATTTAAACATATTTTTATATTCGTTTGTTTAACAATAATCTATTCATAAAATCGTCTTCGGTTTTATGACTTACATAGATATTAATTAATTCTGCAGGAGAATATAAATACTCTTTAATTTGTTTTAGTTTTTCTTCATCTATAAAATTATTAAATAAATGTGAATATATTTCACTAATGGTGTTGTGACTGGCATTATCTAATTTATGGGTTACATCAATCCGCCCTGGTCTAGTTAAAGCAGAATCCAATTTCTCATAATTATTGGATGTTATTATAATAATACGCCCCGGCGTCTCTCTAATACCATCCCATAAATTCAAAATATCGTCCAATGTAATTGTATCAGCTACTTCTTTTTTGTCACACAATGATTCGAGAACTTCTTTAATATTATCTTTATCTTTTTCTTTGTCTTTTATTTTCATATTTACCCTTTCTTTTAATTGATAATTGCGGTCTAACACAATGTCGCCTATACAGTCAATATCTTCAAATACGATAATTTTGTTATTAAAACCAACTACACCTTTCTCATTATTTTGATTATAAGTGTCTTCAAAAAAAAACTTTTCTAATTGATTTTTTGTTTTAATTAATTTAGGAGTTATAACCACAATGTGCCGGTGTGTGTGATTCGCTATTGCTTTAATTAAAGATGTTTTTCCTGTTCCAGGCGGGCCGTGTAATCCGAAACCAATCGTATAGGGAATACCTTTATCATCGTACCATTTTTTATTATTCATAAAAAAGTCTAACTTGTTTAGTATATTCTCTTTTCCGTCAAAATAAATATTATTAAAATTACGCGAGCTTTCAAATAAATCTTCTCTCCAATAACTATACTTGGAATCATTCTCATTTGCGTCCACTTTATCTAAATAATATACGAATTGTTTATTTAAGCGCGTATCTTTAATAGAAGATAGATATTTCAACGTAATGTCTTCCACATATTTTTTTAAGTGTATTAAGGATAGTTTATAAGAATAAATTTCAATAGTGATAATATCTGTTTTAGTAGTATGTTTTTCATTTTTATCGTGCCCCTCTTCCTTTTCGATCTGAGTGTATACATAAATATCTTTATCTATTAAAAAATGTTTGTTTTGATAAACAATAAATATATCAGTTAGTTGTTTATTATTGAAAGATAAAGAATCAAACCCGCTAATGCTTTCTTTTATTTGAAATATATCATTGTTATTTTCAATATTTTTAATAATATGGTCCCATACTGCTTTAAATCGGTCACTATAAGAAGACGTTATTGAATTGGTTAATGTATAAGCTGAAGTGACTGAGCTCTTTTTACCCTCCAACAATATTATATTTCGTTTATAAAATAAATTGTAACATTTATTCCAAGAGAATTCAAATATATAAAATTGTTTATCGTACACATAATTCACTAACATTCCAATCAAGCTCATTATACAAGTGGATATAATCGAATCTAACACGATGTTGTTTGTTTTAATCATACTGAACAAATTCATTTGTATTGTATTCATATAACTGTTTTTAAAGTATTCGATAAATAACATTAAACATTATATATTTATCTTTTTATATATAATGTTTAAATATTTTAATAAACGTTTATTATTTATTTCATTCACTGTATATTTATTTATAAATTTATTTGAAAATTTGTTTCATTATAATATTGGCAAATATAGTGACCACGAGACAAAAATTGATATACCTACTCAAAAAGATTGGTGGAAAATAATAACAGTAATGATATGCTTTGCTTTATTACAAGGAATATTTACTTGTTTATTAGATAAACGGTGTAATTAAAATAATTTTATTTTGTAAATATATAATGAAGAAAATGGTTAAAAAAAGTGTTAGGAGAAAGAATAAAAAAATGCGTAATACACGCAAGATG